GGTACCTCACTGTTGCAGGCCAGGACCGTCAACGAAGTCGTCAAGGCGCAGACCAACAAGGTGCGCCTGGCCCAGCTCAAAGGGGATCTGGTCGATCGTTCGCAGGCCATCGCCCATGTGTTTCGGCTGGCCCGCACGGAGCGGGACGCGTGGCTGAATTGGCCAGCCCGGGTGTCGGCCGAAATGGCAGCCAAATTGGAAGTCGATGCCCATGAATTGCATGTCGCCCTGGAGTCTGCCGTGCGCGATCACCTGATCGAACTCGGCGACATGCGGCCTCGGGTGGATTGATGGAACAGGAAGAGTACGAAGGCGTCCTCGATATCGAGCGTGCCTGGCGGGAGGGGCTTGTCCCGGATCCCTTGCTCTCGGTATCGGAATGGTCTGATCGGCATCGCATGCTATCCAGCAAGGCCTCAAGCGAGCCGGGCCGCTGGCGTACCAGCCGCACGCCGTATCTAAAAGCCATCATGGATTGCCTGTCGCCGACATCTCCGGTAGAGCGGGTGGTGTTCATGAAGGCCGCCCAGCTGGGTGCGACCGAGATGGGCAGCAACTGGATCGGCTACGTGATTCACCATGCGCCGGGTCCAATGATGGCGGTCTGGCCGACAGTGGAAATGGCCAAGCGCAACTCGAAGCAACGTATTGATCCGCTGATTGATGAATCGTCGATCCTGCGTCAGTTGATCGCGCCGGCCAGGAGCCGCGACTCAGGCAACACGATTCTGGCCAAGGAGTTTCGCGGGGGCGTGCTGGTGATGACTGGGGCCAATAGTGCGGTCGGCCTGCGCTCGATGCCAGTGCGCTACCTCTTTCTCGATGAAGTGGATGGCTATCCGATAGACGTAGATGGCGAGGGTAATGCAGTGGCACTGGCGGAGGCCCGTACCCGGACATTTTCTCGGCGCAAGATATTTATCGTGTCGACGCCGACGATTGCCGGTGTCAGCACCATCGAGCGGGAATACGAGGCCTCGGACCAGCGCCGCTACTTTGTGCCGTGTCCGCACTGTGGGCACCGGCAATGGTTGCGCTTCGAGCAACTGCGCTGGGAGCGTGGTGAGGATGGCAACTTTCCGGACACAGCGGCCTACGTCTGCGAGTCCTGCGAGGTGCCCATCCCGGAGCACCACAAGACCTGGATGCTGGAGCACGGCGAGTGGCGAGCCATGGCCGACGGTGCCAGTCGCACTGCCGGCTTCCACCTGTCGAGCTTGTATAGCCCAATCGGCTGGCGCAGTTGGAAAGATGTCGCGGCCGCCTGGGAGAGTGCCATCAGTAAAGAAGCCGGATCCGCCGCCGCCATAAAGACGTTCAAGAACACCGAACTCGGGGAGACCTGGGTCGAGGAAGGCGAAGCGCCCGACTGGCAGCGCTTGCTGGAACGCCGTGAGGACTACCGGATCGGGACCATTCCAGTTGGTGGCCTGCTGCTGACTGCCGGTGCCGACGTCCAGAAGGATCGCATCGAGGTCTCGGTGTGGGCCTTTGGGAGAGGCAAGGAGTCCTGGCTGGTCGAGCATCGCGTGCTCATGGGCGACACTGCCCGCGACGAGGTGTGGAAAGCACTGGCCGGCGTGCTGCGGGAAACCTGGACACATGAAACGGGCTGCCAGCTTGGACTGGGTCGTTTGGCACTGGATACCGGCTTCGCGACGCAGGAAGCCTATGCGTTTGTCCGGGGTGTGCGCGACCCGCGGCTGATGGCCGTCAAAGGCGTGGCCCGGGGAGCAGCACTGGTCGGCACGCCGACTGCCGTCGATGCCACGTCTGGCGGCAAGAAGCTGCGCCGAGGCATCAAGGTGTTCTCTGTGGCCGGCGGCATCGCCAAGCTGGAGTTCTACAACAACCTGCGCAAGGCACCCGAGGTGGCCGAGGACGGTCTGACGATCCGCTATCCGGCTGGCTTTGTTCATCTGCCCAAAGTGGATGCCGAGTTCTTGCAGCAACTGTGCGCCGAACAACTGATTACCCGGCGCGACCGGAACGGCTTCGCGATTCGTGAGTGGCACAAGATGCGCGAGCGCAACGAGGCACTGGACTGTTATGTCTATGCCCGGGCCGCAGCCGCCGCCTCCGGCCTCGATCGCTTTGAGGATCGGCACTGGCGCGAACTTGAACGACAACTGGGACTGTCTCCACCGGAGACCGTCACCGAACAACCCGCCGAGGCCACCGATTCTGGTGGCCTTGTTGTTTCTGGAGCCAATCAACGACCGGCACGCCGCCTGATCCGCAGCCGTTGGCTTAACTGAGGATGACGCATGAGCCTGCAGTCGCAACTGAACAGCTTCGTGACGCGGGTTGCCGAGATGTTCCAGCAGGTGGAGACGCGCACCGGAACACTCGACCAACTCAATACCTCGGCCAAGTCGGATCTGGTCACCGCGATCAACGAACTGGCCGCTCGCGAGATTGGCAACGGGGGCAGCGGTATTGCCTTCACGCACAGCCAGGTGTCGGCCGCGACGCTCTGGACGATCAATCACAACCTGGGGTTTCGACCAGCTGTGGCGATTCTCGATAGCGGCGGTAACGAAATCGAGGCCGATGTCGTGCACACCGGCCCGAACCAACTGCTCATTCACTTCGCCATTCCGGTCGCCGGGGTGGCCCGACTCACCTAGTTACTTGTTACGTAGTCATCACACAGGAGAAATTCATGTCCCGCAAGCAACTCTCTGATCTCGACTTTGGCGGCGTTGCCCGCATCCGCAATCTGCCCGCACCAGTGAATCCGGATGAACCGGTCCGCCAGCAGGATCTCAACTCCGCCGTCGAAGGTCTGGCGTGGAAGGATTCCTGCCGCGTTGCCAGTCAGGCTAACGTCAATCTGTCCTCGCCGGGGGCTTCCATTGATGGCATCACACTGACCGTTGGCGACCGCGTCCTGGTCAAGGCGCAGACGGTTGGCTCCGAGAATGGCCTCTACATCTGGAACGGCGCAGCCGTTGCCATGACCCGCAGCCTCGATGCCTCGACCAGCAGCGAACTGGAACAGGCCGTCGCCACCGTCGAGGAAGGCACCTCGGCCGGCACCAGTTGGCGGCAGTCGGTGGTCAATTTCATCCTGGATTCGGATGATGTGACCTGGCTGCAGTTTGGTGCCGCGATCGGTGCCGCGTCGGAAACCAGTTCTGGGATTGCGGAGATCGCCACGCAGGCTGAAACAGACGGTGGCACCGACGATCTGCGCTTCGTCACGCCGCTCAAGCTGAATACCTGGGCCAACAAAACCCGCCGCGCACAGGCGACGATCGGTGACGGCAGCGCCACCCAGTTCGACGTCAATCACAACTTCGCCACCCGCGATGTCGTGGTCCAGGTCTATCAAGCTTCCGGCAACTACGAGCAAGTCACCTGCGATGTAAGTCTGCCCACGGCCAATACGGCACGTCTGAACTTCGCAGCGGCGCCGGCCAGCAACGCCTACCGCGTCGTGGTGATGGGCTAAGCGGTGAAAGATCTGGCCTACCGGACGGTACCGGTCGTCACATCGCTGCCGGCACCGTCGGTGTCTCTGGCGGGCGTCATTGCGCGCCTCGCCTCGGACAACAAGCCTTACTGGTGCAATGGGACGCAGTGGGTCGATCTGTCTGCGAGTGGTGGTGGCGCGCTGTCTTCGGCCAGTGCTGCCCTGGCGGCGGATGTGAATCTGACGACGAGCAACCAGTGGTACGACGGTCCGGGCATCTCGTTGGCCGCCGGTACCTGGCTGGTCGGCGCAACGATCACTCAGGTGCGCTCTGCTACTACGGCCGAAACCATCTATGGCCGCCTGAGCACAGGCACCGTGCATTACGCCTCGACGCAGATGTATCACGCTTCGCTCAATGGCGCCGGCGTGACCATGAGCCTGAACGCGCTGATCACCCTGGCCGCGACCACCACGGTCAAGTGTCAATGCGCAACCTCCGCTGGCAATACCAACAGCCGGATGAAGGCCGCCACAACGGCGAATGGCAGCGGCAACAACGCCACCCTGATCACCGCACTCAAGGTCGGATAAGCAGAAGGACTCAACCAGTGGCCTATACGGAAGAACAACTGACTGCCCTTGAAGCCGCACTCGCCAAAGGCGAGAAGCGCGTGACCTTCGGCGACAAGACCGTCGAGTACCGCTCAGTCGAGGAACTGAAAGAGGCGATTCGCACGGTCGAGCGTGGCTTGTCCACACAGGCGGCCAACACGGGCCTGATCCCGCCAGCCCCCCGGCAGATCCGCGTCCTTACCGGCAAGGGGTTCTGATGGCCTGGCTCAACAACATCCGTCGCCGCCTGTTCGGCGGCACCCCGGTCTATGACGGTGCCGGACAGGGCCGGCGGACGCTGGCCTGGGCGGTATCGAATCCCGGTGCCGTTGCAGCACTAGCCTACTCACAGGAAAGCCTGCGCGCCAAGAGCCGTGATCTGGTCCGACGCAATGCCTGGGCCGCTGCCGGCGTCGAGGCCTTCGTCGCCAATGCGATCGGCACCGGCATCAAGCCACAGAGCATGGTGGCAGATGCCACGCAACGCGAAGCCATCCAGCGCCTGTGGTGGGACTGGTGCGAGTTTGCCGATGCCTCGAGTCTCACGGATTTCTATGGTCTGCAGGCACTGGCCTGTCGGGCCATGCTTGAAGGCGGCGAAGCGCTGGTGCGGCTGCGCTGGCGGCGTATCGAGGATGGCCTGCCGGTGGCGCTGCAGATTCAGGTGCTTGAAGCCGAGCATCTGCCTATGGGAATGAATCGGGAACTGACCAACGGCAACGTGATCCGGGCCGGCATCGAGTTTGACCGGCTTGGTCGTCGTGTGGCCTACCACCTGTACCGCTCCCATCCGAACGATGGTGCTTTGGCGCCGATGTCGGGATCGGGTGGTCTCGACACGGTGCGCGTACCGGCCGACGAACTGATCCATCTGTTCCGGCCGCTGCGTCCCGGCCAGATTCGCGGGGAACCCTGGCTCGCCCGTGCCCTGGTCAAGCTCAACGAACTCGACCAGTACGACGATGCCGAACTGGTGCGCAAGAAAACCGCCGCCATGTTCGCCGGCTTCATCACCCGCATGAGCCCCGAAGACAACCTGCTCGGCGAAGGCTCGGCAGACGCCAATGGCGTGGCCTTGGCCGGACTGGAACCCGGCACCCTGCAAATTCTCGAACCCGGGGAGGACATCAAGTTCTCGGCTCCGGCCGATGTCGGCAGTTCCTACGCCGAGTTCATGCGCCAGCAGTTCCGTGCCGTGGCTGCCGCGATGGGCATTACCTATGAAATGCTCACCGGGGATCTCACCCAGGTGAACTACTCCTCGATCCGCGCCGGACTGCTGGAATTTCGCCGTCGCTGCGAAGTGCTTCAGCATGGCGTGATTGTTCATCAACTGTGCCGACCGATCTGGCGTGCGTGGATGGATCAGGCCGCACTGGAAGGTGCGTTACCGCTGCCGGGTTATAGCCGGCGCCAGCGTGAATACCAGGCGGCCAAGTGGATTCCCCAGGGCTGGCAGTGGGTTGATCCGCAGAAGGAATTCAACGCCATGAAACTGGCCATCCGGGCGGGCCTCATGAGCCGCTCGGAAGCCATTTCGGCCTATGGCTACGACGCCGAGGATGTCGATCGCGAGATTGCGACGGACAACCAGCGGGCCGATGAACTGGGTCTCGTCTTTGACTCGGATCCACGGCACGACAAGGTGCCCAGTGTCCCGGTTGCCGAGACACCGGCTCGGCCAGACCCGGCAGAACCCGCCGACCAACCAACGGAGTAACCCATGCTGCCTCATCTTGCTTCCCGCCTGTTCGGGACGCCACTGCTCGTCCATCGCGCCAAGTTGGACGTGATCCTGGCGGTGCTCGGCGACCGACTGAACATCCAACCGCCTGCCGCCGACCTGGCGCTGCCGGGACCGCGCAACATGCCCTCGGGCACGCCAGGCATTGCCGTCATTCCCGTGCACGGCACCCTGGTCAAGCGCACGGCTGGCCTCGATGCGGCCTCGGGCCTCACCAGTTACACCGAGATCGCCGCCATGCTGGACTCCGCACTGGCGGATCCGCAGGTCGCCGGCATCCTTCTCGATATCGATTCCCCGGGTGGTGAAGCCTCGGGCAGTTTTGAACTGGCGCGGCGAGTCCGTGAAGCGTCCGCCGTCAAACCGGTCTGGGCGGTGGCCAACGATTCTGCCTACTCGGCGGCCTACGCTATCGGGTCAGCCGCTAACCGCCTCATCGTCTCCGAGACCGGTGGCGTGGGCTCCATCGGCGTGATTGCTCTGCATATCGACCAGTCGGTCAAGGATGCCAATGAGGGTTACCGCTACACGGCCGTGACCGCCGGCACGCACAAGAATGACTTCTCGCCGCACCAACCCCTCACTGATGAAGCGAAAGCTGAACTACAGGCCGAGGTTGATCGCCTCTACGGCCTGTTCGTAGACCACGTGGCCTCGATGCGCACGCTGGGCACCGATGACGTGCGCGCCACAGAAGCCGGTCTGTACTTCGGTGCCAATGCCATCTCTGCTGGACTCGCTGATGCGGTCGGCACCTTCGAATCGGCCCTGACCGATTTCTCACTGTTTCTCAGCTCCCGAAGCCGCAAGTCGCCTCAGGCTCGGGCAGGCACTCGAACCGAGGCGGTACCCCCCATTACGGAGGATTTCATGCAATCAGAAAACGAAGCACCCGAAATGATTGGTGTCGATGCCGCTGCTGTTCTTGTGGCCGAAGCCAAACGTGAAGTGACGCAGTCCGCACAGGCCATCGCAGAGTTGTGCCTCATCGCTGGAGCACCAGACAAGGCGGCCGAGTTCATTGCGGCCGGCAAAACCGAAGCCGAGGTGCGCCGGGGGCTGATCGAAGCGAAGGCATCTCGATCGGACGCGGCACCGATTCAATCAACCATCCATGCTGATGCGGGCACGCAGGAGCTATCCCGTCCGGAAGCCTCGCCGATCGTCAGCGCTGTCAAGAAACTCATCTCCAAGGAGTAATCCATGCCCGTCATGACCCAAAGCAAAAATCTCGGTGATGTCCTGAAGTACGAGGCGCCCAATCTGTATTCCCGCGAAGCCGCTGTCGTTGCGGCCGGCCAGAACCTAGCCATCGGCACCGTACTCGGCCGCAAAACCGCTGACGGCAAGTTGCACGCACTG